AAGAAACAAAACAATCGACGGGATCCCATACATCATCAACAGTGCAATCACTCCACTCGCATCAGCAACTGCAGGTGACTATGTCATGGCGTATGGAACCTTACCAAGCTACAAACTTGTAAGCTTCAGTCCAATCGAACTTATGAAGTCTTATGACTACAAATTCGCACAAGGTCAAATTGCATACAAAGCAAGCGGCTTCTTCGGTGGAAATGTAACATCATTTAATGGCTTCTTAAGAGTTAAGAAAGCAGCAGCATAAATCTAGCTAAAGGAGGCTAAACATGGGAACAATTCTAACTGATGCCGAAGTTAAAAAGGCGTTGTATCTGGACGATGACCACGATGCAGAAGAGATAACAAGAATGTCCAGTCTAGCCTCCTCTTTTATAAAAGAGAAAACAGGCTACGACTTCAGCGCAGAAGCAACCATAGAACCACTAGCAAAACAATGCGCCATCTTATACTTGCGGGACCAATACTTTCAAGGGAATGGATATAACAAAGAGCACGACTACAATCTAGGTATCAACAGTCTCATCGTTGATCTTCAAACCATAGCAGCGAGAAAAGCTCTAGAGGATGGATCATAATGCCGGGACCAAAGTACCACAAGAACCACAAGGTCTTAATCTTTTATGAGATAGACCAAAAACCAGACCCTATCAAGCAGTATATCCACGCACAAGGGACTAAACTCAGTGCATACGCAAGACAACTCACGTCAAGCGAAACTGCAGCCTTAAACGCGATACAAGACAGCAGATATGTCGAGTTCGTAATCAACAAGCGAAAGCTTGAGGTTGACATGTTCGTAGAGTTCAAAGGTAAGACCTATCAGATAAGCGCAGTCGATGACTACGACTTCATGAACCCAGAAACAAAATTCCAAGCATACGAGGTCAACTCGAAATCGTATGTAGATGTGAGGTGGACAGAATGAAAGTAATAGAAGCTTTAAATGCAGTTACAGATGAGCTAGAAACAATACTCTCTGGTGCAGGATTAATAAGCGGACTAGGACTGTCATCGCAACAACTCACAAGTGAAACAGGTCTTATATTCTGGCCCTCACAAGTTACATCAAAAGCAGGATCAGAAAAAGAACAGTACCTCACTTATACACCTACTGCTGTAGATCCAACAAACTACGGCGACGGTAAAGTGATAACAAGAGCAGTAACTATACAACTGGAACTGTTCAGTCGTAATAGATCACTCACTACAGAAGCAGCTACAATCGAAAACGCACTCACTGCAGCGCGATGGGGATTTGAGTTTGTAGGGTTTGATTACGATGCAGGAAATCAAATGTACGTGTTCACCTTTGAAACAAAAGCAGAGGTAACAGATGATGAAGTCTAACCAAAACTTCGAGGCTGACTTTCACAAAATCCTTGATAAGTATAAAGAAAAAGCATTCGTGGAAACAAATAAAGTCCTTGAGTCTGCAGCTAACAATGTAAGGCAGACTATGCAAGGGGCTACACAAAATGTCAATACCGGTAGATTTAAAGCCGGATGGAAAGTAAAGAAATACCCGAACGAAAAGTATGTATACAACGGACCGCTCACGAACATCATCGAGTTCAGTAAAAGAGGGCCTCGGCCATTTATTAGAGAGACCTGGAATCGTATACAGGGTAACGTTCAAAGAGAGATCCTAAACGGTCTCAGACAAAAACTCAAATAAAGGAGAAATAACATGCCAAAACCTACACATCTAGCATTTAACGTTAAGAATGTAAAGTTCGCTGTTGAAACGACACCAGGATCAGGCACATGGGGTGCACCTCAAGACTTAGCGCTTGCGGATGCCCTAACCCTTGAAGCTGACTACAGTGAACAAGTGATCTATGGTGACGGGAAACCACAAGCAGTCATCGCTGATGACAGAGGTATGACCGGTAACCTGATCACAACAGCAATCAACCCAACCTATGAAATCGCAATGAAGCGTGCGCTTGAAATTGACGGAGGTCTAGCAGACATCCAGCAAAGCGGTACCGTTAAGCATTGCTTGTACTATGAAGTAGAAGTGCAAGACACAAGCGGAATCAAAACGATCAAAGCGTGGCTGTTTGGTGTTTATTCAGGTAAACCATCTGAAACTTACAACCAAACAAAAGAAGATCCAACAATCAATTTTTATGAACACTCACTCAAAATCCATGGTACCAAACTCCAAACCGCTCTCGGCACAGATGACTATGTCGATGCAAACGGAAATACCCTTATTGTAACCAGATTAGTGGCATGGCCAGAAGACACAGGATATGCAACATTCGGTGACACAGTGCCAACGCCAACAGCACTAACCTAGGAGATAAAAGATGAAACTAACACTACCAATCATAAAAGATAGAGTCTACGACAAGGAAAAGAAAGAAGTCAAAACCACCAGAGGAACACTCGATGTACAGCTAATTACTTCATATCGTGCACACCTTAAGTGGGAGGAACAATTCCAGAAAACACTAGGAATCGATCTCGTGAACTACACACAAAGAGTCCACAAGTGGGCTAAGAGCGAAGACACAGCGAAAGCAAATCTGCTAGGGATCCTAAAAGTTCTCTACTGCCACGTTGATAGTCCTGAACTTCCGGACTTTGCAGCGTTTACAGATATGCTCGATTACTCACTGGCAGATGAAATTCTAGAGGTTCTATCGGTAGTATTAGATGAAATCGGTAAGAGTGCGTCAAAAAACTAGAAAGGCGGGTCGAAGTTCTGACGAAACTCGGGAACAGGCTAAACCCTCAACCAAGTAAACGTCAAAACGACGGTCCGCCGTCTATTATTAAGCTTATGAAAAAAGCAATCCAATACGGCATCGATCATGCATTGATGGAGGCACTCAACTATGTGGACCTCCTAGCATTGATTGTCGAGATGGATATAGATACGGTGACTGAAGCACTCAACCAAAAAGAACAAAGACAAAGGGCACAAAAAGGGTACGAAGTGAGAAAAGCAACTAACGAAGATATTATACAAATGCATCGCAGATAGAGAGGAGTGAAACTATGGCTAAAGTAAAAGGTCTAACAATCGGAATCGGCGCGGATACTTCAGAGTTTAAAAAGGGCATGGCCACCATGAACAAAGAACTCAGATACACGAGCCAAGAAATACGATCGCTGGAAAAGTCTCTAAAGATAGAATTTGATGCAAAAACATTCGCTCAAGCTCAACAAAAAGCTAGAGATGCCATCGACGTAACAGACCAAAAAGTACAATCACTCAAAAACAGATTGCAGACTCTAGAAGACGCTGGAAAAATCGATGGCGCAGAGTACCGCAAGCTTGAATCAGAACTGACAAAAACAGAAGCATCAGCCGTGCTTCTTAAAGATAAATTACAGCAACTCAAAGACCTACGTATTGAAGAGTTAGCAAACAAATTCAAGACCGTAGGCGATGGAATAACTAAAGCGGGACAAGCACTGGCCCCTTTTAGTGCAGCTGCAGCAGCGCTCCTGGGATCCTTTGCGGCGATTGCAAGTAGTGCAGTCAAAGCTGGAGACGAAATAGGAACAGTCGCGCAGCAGCTAAACATATCAACAGACGCTCTGCAAAAGTGGCAATACATAGCACAACAGACAGACGTCGACCAAAGCCAACTAGTAAACGGAATCAAAAAAGTGCAGCAAGCACTAGGGAACCTAGCTGCAGGAGAAGTCGAAGCAACCTCTGACGCTTTAAGAGCTCTAGGGTTCACTCAAGAGCAAGCGACAAAAGGCATGCAGGAAAACTTCGAACCTATCATCAATGCACTATCAAATATGGAAGATGCAACCATGCAAGCACACTATGCGAATGAGCTCTTCGGGGCAAGAATGGCTGCTAATATCATCCCGATGTTAAACGACGGAGGTGCTGGACTTGCAGCATTAGCTGCAGAGTTCGAAAACTTTAATTATTTAACTGAAGAAGAAGTCCAGAAGCTCGATGCATTCGAAGACGTACTAGACAAACTGAAGTACCAGTTCGAAACCATCAAAAACCAAATCGGTGTCGCTTTACTTCCAACTATGGAAGCACTAGCAGATGTCGTACAGAATAAGATACTGCCAGCAGTTCAATCCTTAGCTGATAAGTTCTCAGGATTAAGCGAAAGACAGCAGCAAATCATCATGGTGACATTAACAACCGTCGCTGCTTTAGCTCCTATGCTTCTTATTATTGGAAAGCTAACGAGCGGCGTAGGCGGTGCCATTAAGTCAGTAGCAGGACTAAGTAAAGTATTTTCACTCTTAGCAGCACACCCAATCATAGCAATTATAGGTGTGATTGCAGGCTTGATGATTTATTTATATAACACAAATGAGCAGTTCAAAGAATCAGTAAACAAACTAATAGCTGTACTAAGCTCAGCGCTGCAACCCATACTTCAAGTGATCACTCAAGTATTTAATCAACTACTCGGAGTCATTATGCCAGTAGTCAATATGCTTGCATCACTTTTAGTACCGCTTATCGATGCACTCGCGCAGGCTTTAATTCCAGTCGTCAATATCATGATGACATTACTGATGCCACAGCTTGAAATGTTCGTAAAAATAACCGGTGTTTTATTTGGTGCTCTTGTACCAATTATCAATCTCATATCAAAAATATTAGTACCGGTCATTGAACTGTTCGGTAAGATTATCGTGGGTGTTTTTAGCTTCTTAGAAAAAGGAGTCGAAACATTCCTCGAAGCCATCGACTGGGTAGCGAACCAAGTCATCGATTTTATTAATAGTATGATACGAGGATTTAACAGCCTAGGGCAAATCATAGGTGTAACCTTTGACGAATTAGAGAACGTAGATATATCCTCAAATATCCAAAGAAGTGTCGATGTGAACTACAACACAGGAAACATCGAAACGCCAGAGATACCAGATGCACCAAATACCACACTACCAACAAGTGCAGCAGGACAAGCCGTAGATGCTATAGGATCAACAGAACTCCCAGCAGCACAAACAGTGGTAAACAATAACCAAGACTACTCAACAAAAGATATCACAATCGAGGTCACTATAGAAAACTATGCGGAACAAGTCGATGTTGATAACTTAGTAGACCAAATCAACATAAAACTAGCAGAACAAATGTAGGAGGTGGACCATGCGCACCTTTAAACTATGGAACAAACAAAAGAGCGCATCATACGACCTAAGCGCTGGCGCATTAGTGTCAGATGTAAAAGGCTTAGGCCTTAAATTCAATAAAATAAGAACCAATGGCGTCGTCACAGCGGTCGAAACCACCTATGATCCGATAACACTAGGGCTTAACTTCGGACACGACGCCAATGCATATACTGCATTCAATACTTTTATGAATTTTATAAGAGATAACGGGCGTAACAAGTTTATCCTTGAATACCAGGTAAACAACCGTACTCTTTATGCAGACGTGTGGATGACGAGCATCCCAAAGAGCCAGAAGACATCATACAACTTAATCCAGGAAACACTAGAACTAGAAAGAGAGACACACTGGTACACTATCGAAAGTGAAACGATCCCTGCAGATCCATCAGTTCTAACTATCACAAATCCGGTGGATGACCAGATACCTACAATCATAACAATACAGGGCTCAACATCAGGAGGGCTGACAATCGAACATACAGATGCAGACGACAACCCAATAGGAAACGTCGTTCTAGCAGAAGACGTATTCCTAGCTCAAACATTAGAGATTAATGGGCTCACAAAGAAGCTGAACCTAACAGTATCATCCGGCGAGGTTGTCAATGGATACTTCAAAATCAATAAAGCCGCTGATACATTTATAGTGCTAAATCCAGGAGTGAACAAATTAAGAATCAGCCTGGGGGCAGCCGCTAGTGTCACACTAGATTATAGACAGTGGGTGATCGATTAATGTATGCGACTATTTATGGATACAACATCGACTCCAACGGACGAAGAGAGACGCTAGGCAACATAACAGATATCGAACTAACTGATAGTTACAGAGCCTACGACTTCTCTCAAGCTACAGTTCAAGGTGCTTG